GCAACCATGACAGACGCATTCAGAAATCAATTTTGAAGAACGCTGCCGCTGCTTTACATTTAAAAAGAGCTGAAGCACCGGAAGAGTGGCCTGTGATGAGCGTGCCGTTCCTACTACGGCTAGACAGTATTGATGTTGAGTATGTCGATGGATACCCAGCGGGTATTTTTTACTTAAACGAAAATTTGGCCTGTGTACACGGAGATAAAGTTAGGTCTAACGGCTCAACAACCAAAGCAGTAGTTGACTCCGAAAGAATCTCAATCATCCATGGTCACATCCATAGAATCGAACAGACCTATATCACTCGCAGAACTTTTGACGGTGCAAAGACATGGTTTGCGGCATCACCTGGTTGTTTGTGTAGGACCGATGGTGCTGTCCCTTCCGTTAAGGGCTCAACCGATTCTTTCGGCAGGCCAATAAACGCAACAGAAAATTGGCAACAAGGCATGGCTGTTGTGACTTATAAGGAAGGCAATAGCAAGTTTCAGCTTGAAATGGTTCCCATATTTAACGGTGAGACTATTTTCCGCGGCGAACTATTCTCAGCCGACGAATAGGATGGATAACGGCGAACCGTTCTTTCAAGAGAACGACTTAAAATTCCCGGTTATAACTGTCTCTATATCTTACGATGACGTAAATGAGCCCATTCGTGTCGATTTAGGCTCCGTTCCGCCATTTATAGCTTGCGCAGTGCTTGAAAAAGTTACTTCTGTGCTGCGAGCTGTCTCTCCTGGCCCAACAGTTGCATTTCGTGGCGGACTCATTACCGATATGCCTCGACCTAGCGATATCACTTGGGAGCAATTTTTTCAGGCGTTTATAGATGACGACGGCGATGAGGATGAGAGTTAAAAAAAGAAGCTGGTAAATCTATTAGCCCCTGCTTGACACAAGATTTTAGTTAGACCATAATTATCAATACGAGGTGCTTACCTTGTGTCCCTTCCCATAAACAAAAATACTCTAAAGGAGTTAATAACATGGCTTATGACAGCCGATTGAAGGAACTTAAAGGTGCCCTCAAGAACGTAATCGCCGAGAATGACTCAATTGTCATGCACGTCGAGAGCAATCGCGAAGAGGGTGCTGCAGAAGTTCAAGCAGAAGTAAAGCACGTAGAAGCATTCCGCTCGAATCTTGCGAAAGCACGAGAGATTCGCGCAGAAATCGAAGCACTTGAAGGACTTAGCGAAGTCAAGAGTTGGGCAACTGGTTCAGTAGCTCCAGCACAGACCAGCAAAGTTGATTTCTCGTCCAATGACTCACGCAAGTCAATTGGTCAGCGCTTCATCGATTCAGATGAGTTCAAGGCAATTGGCAATGGCCGCAATGGTTACACCATGCAGGCTCCATTCCAGGCCAAGGACGTATTCACCGCAATGCCATCAGGTACACCTGGCGACTTCGGTGCAGTACAACGCGAAGGCATCGTAGACCGCGCAAAGCGCGTTTCGCGAGTTCGTGACCTGTTCAACGTACAGCAGACAAACAGCAACATGATTGAGTACTTCCGTGTAAGCGGTTTTACGAACAATGCTGCTACTGTTTCTGAGCGCTCAGGCACCCCAGAAGTATTTACATCAAAGCCACAGTCGTCAATGACTGTTGTTGGTGTACAGGCTCCAGTACGCACAATTGCTCACTTCGAGGTTGCTCACCGCAACGTTCTCGAAGACGAGCCAACATTGCGTGGAATCATCGACAACGAATTGCTTTACGGCCTTCGCTTGACAGAAGATGACCAGATTCTTAACGGTAACGGCTCGGGCTCAAACCTGACCGGTATCCGTAACGTATCGGGCGTCCAAACTCTTAACTGGTCGGCAGGTACAGTTGGCGATACTCGTATCGATGCAATCCGTCGTGGTATCACCAAGTCGCTTCTTGCATACTATGAGCCAACAGGCATCATTATGCACCCGAACGACATGGAAGACATCGAGCTGACCAAGGATGACGAGAACCGTCACATCATGGTTATGTCGGTATCAATCGGTGCAGAAGCACGTTTGTGGCGCTTGCCAATCGTCAGCACACCAGCAATCACTGAAGGCAAAGTCTTGATTGGCTCCTTCGGCGTTGGTGCAACACTGTACGACCGCATGGAAGGCACAATCCGTGTTGCTGAGCAGCACAGCGATTTCTTCGTTCGAAACGCAGTAGCCGTTTTGGCCGAAGAGCGCATTGCTCTTGCTGTTAAGCGTCCAGAGTCGTTCGTTGAGGTAACACTTAACAACGCTCCAGTCGCTCCTTAATAGCGATTAATTAATAAAGCTTTAGCCCCACGCTTCTCTTCTCACTCGAGAAGCGTGGGGCTTTTGCTATTACCCGATTCTTTTGATATAGTTAATAAATCATGCAAGTAGTATCACCAAAAGATATTTTTGAACAGGTCAATGGTGAGCTCGTCAAGGTAGCAAGAAAAGGCGAGCGCATCAGCATTGAGCAAGCTAAAAAGTACAAAATACTTCCAATAGCTTCCTCTGATTTGTTTAATATCGAAACCAAATAAAAATCATCATCCAGCAGCCAAACTTATTGGCTGTATAGATGTTGAATTGGCCTTAATTACTGGCCATTTATGGACAATAGCTTTTAACGCTGCGCCAAAATTCAACGCCTAGAACTAATTTTTTTGTTTTAGTGTATTATCGCAATATGGCGATTTTGAATTACACCGACCTTGAGCGCTTTATGGGTAAAACTTTTACAGATACCCAACAAGAAGCCGCGTCAATTATCTTAATGACGCTAGAAAACGAGTTATCATACTACTTAAACAAGCCATTATACGCTCAGGTCTTTACTAACGAAAAGCATATGCTTGAGATGGGTCAGCGTCAAATATTTTTGCGTAATTCACCGGTACGCAGTGTTACAGCATTCAGTGTTGGAATGAATAACCAGATGGTTAATCAGGTAATTAGTGATTTTGATATTTATCCGTGGGGTATTGACAACGTAAGAATTGCTGGGCAGGGCTACATAGCTTTGGTTACTTATACTGCCGGCGTTTATGACTCGGACTCAGTAGTGCTTGAAAGAGTTCTTTTGACCTCAAGCGCCAGAGAGATGAGCAAATTTTTAGCAGATGCTCAAGGCCTAGAAAGACTCAACGTTGAAGGTACCGACTATGTTTTTGGCAATAAGGGTGAATCTGGATTCACTACTCAAGAATTAAAAATGATTAGTCGACTCAAAAGAAGGATAGTTAGGTAAACATGCGTGGGGCCACAACCCTAATCAAGGTTCGACACCACAATCCAAATTCGATTGACTACATAAATCAGTCAGAGGGAATTTGGACTGTGTTGGCTGACGATGTAAGTGTTTATGGTTCAGTACATCAAGACGCGGCACGGGAAATAAGTTCCGATGCTATTGGCCAAATTGGTGAAGAAAGAAAAATTGTTATACGCCTACCGCTTAATACGGATATTGAGTACGGGGATTTAATAGTTTTAGAAAATATGAACAGTGTTTTGAATGGTACTTACGAAGTTGAAGGTCTTGCTTTTACTAAAACCCATCTTCGCGCTTTTTGCAGAAGGTCCCTAAAAAATGGCTAAGCCACTCACTAACACCCAAAAAGTATACGCAAGTTTTGCCGGCGTAGAAAAAGTTGTAAAACAAATAGTACTTTCTGGCATTTATGAAATGCGCGATGCAGCGGGAGAAATTGCAGATGTTGGCGCCGGTGAAGTGCGTGAATTAATTAGTAAGCCGGGAACGCATAAACCATATATCCATAAAGGTAAAATTCGTTACTCTTCGAGTCCCGGTAAGCCCCCAGCTGCGCAGCCGGGAGAAACTTTACTTCCGTCTATTACCTCTAAAATAATTAGTAAGACAAATCAAAATCCAGCGATAGCTGAATTTGGCTCCACATCCCCAATAGCTAGAGAACTTGAATATGGGACAAAAGATGTTGTGCCTCGTCCGTTCATGCGGGTCGCTGCGTTATCAATGAGACATAAAGCCGTGGATATAGTTACAAAAAGATTGATTAAGGCGTATACCAGAAAAGCTCAAAAAATCAATGCGGCTTCAACTGTTGACATAGAAATGAATATGTAATGCCGGCTTTTGTATCCATCCCTGCATCCATAAGAACTATTTTAGTTTCGGCCTCACTAGCTGGGGTTGGCTCAAAAATTTTTAGAGATATTGCGCCACCTCAGACAGCCATGCCATATATTACGATTTCAGATGAGTTAGCAAACCCGCCGTCGCTTCTCGGAGACAAAAAAGTTCTTAGCCGAGATAGGTTGGTTCAGATTTCTGTGTGGCAAACCAGACAGGCTGAAGACCTTGAATTGGTCCGGCAGATTCGTATCCTTTTGGATGGCGCAGCTTTGGACTCAACCGAATTAGTTTATGGTTGTCGAGTTTTTGATACCCAGCGGCTATTCGATTCAGAGCATG